GAGTTCAGGTGAGCAACCTCTAACTGAAAAAACCTTTCAAGATTTTAGCAACAAAATGTTAGCGTATACACAATCTCTTGTGAATATGAGCAATAAAGAGTTAGATGCTATCCAAGATCAAGAGCTAAGAACTAGAGAGATGTTAGCCGAGGGCACTGGTAAGGAATCAATAGCATCGAGAGTTGCTAGAGGAAAGAAAAAGCCCGAAGGTATGACGTTGTTGAAAATGCTAGGTTTGGGTGCACTAGCTGTCGCGCTTGCTGGCGGTGGTGCAGCTGGAGCTGGTGAGGGTGGTGAAGGTGGCGGTATCCCATTCATTATTCCTCCACCGTTCCTACCTAAACCAAAGCCGAAACCAGGTCGAACACCACCTCGGACAACATCTCCTAGAGGTGGTCGTGGTTCAGTTCCTAGAGCTGGTGGCGGTTCAAGAGCTGGATTAAAACCAGGATCTACGAATCCTAGAACAGGTAGAGTTGTTGGTCTTGATCGTAAAGATACAGTCAACAAAGCTAATACACCTCAAGGTAAAAAAGCAGCCGAGGAAATAAAAAAGAAAGATGCTGAGCGTTCCAGGGTTGAAAAAAAGCCATCAGGAGCTGATCAACGAAAGGCAGGAACACCAGAAAAGAAAAGAGTCAATAAGGAAGCAATCAAAAAAGCTGCAAAAAAAGTTGTTGGTAGCATAGCGAAGCGTGTTCTTCCTGGAATAGGTGTTGCATATGGTTTGTATGATGCTGTTGAAGACGCTAGTAAAGGTGATCTTTTTGGTGCACTTAGAGCTGCTGGTATTGCTGCAGGTTCACTCGCATCAATGATACCATTCTTAGCACCTGTCGCCGTACCCGCAACTGCGGCTGGGGTAATTGCAGATCTTATAATTGATTTGAAAAACGATCCAGAACTTCAAGGAGCAAGTCAGAAAGATATAGAAGATGCGGCGAAAGAAGTTGTTGACGAATATTTTGAAAAACTGAGTCCATTAGGCAAACGGGAGACAGCATCAGTTGTGGCAGAACAACTAGAAGTAGCAGAGGCTGGTAAAAAAACAGGTCAGAGACTACGCGGAAGAACACGCGATATGTCACCAGAGGAAAGGAAAGCTCTATTTGAACAACAAAAGAAGGATAGAGCAGCATACAAAGAAGCGGGTGGCAAAAAGGGAACAGGCGTATCCTTTGAAAAATTTGCAGCTGGTCAACAAGAAGTCAGAGAAAAACAAATTCAAATGGATATAGATGCAGCTGTCGAGGCTGAAGAGGCAATGGGAAGTCCACCTCCTACAGCAGCAGATACGCTTTCTAGCGAACGTGGTAATGTTGAGCCAGTAAGAACAGACACTTCAGATGTAACTCTTCAGCGATCTAGTTCAGGCATGTCTGCTTTACGCCAAAGAGCTGAGGAATTTGCTGCATTTCAAGAGGCAGAAAATGATATACAAGTGGCAGGAGCGACCTCGGTTGATGTAGGTTCCGAAGAAGTTGATGTAGCAGGCTACGATCGCTCTAGAGCTGAAAGTAAAGTTGACACTGGTGGTCAAGAAAATTTAAGGATATCTAGATTATTGCCTAACAGTATGAATGCAGACTCAACTATGAACAAAGCAATAGGCAAGGCATTATCTACGACCGCATAAGTTCGTCGTCGTAATTAAATGAATGGGGAGCCGAAGCTCCCCACCATTATTATTCGTCGTCTTCGGCGAGTTTTTCGAAGAAGGCGAGATTATCGTCATCCTCGTTATCATCCCAAGATGCCTTCGCTGATTTACCAACAGTTGGCTCAGCGACTGGAGCAGGAGGAGTATCCTGACGAACATCCTCATCACGAGAAGCAGCACCAGCTTTCAAGCCGAGCACTCGATCGAGCCGAGCTTTGAGCTGGTCATACGACTTGAACTGGTCGGGTGCGATAAACGCAGCAAGTGAATGCTGTGAGTTCCACACCTTTTCCATTTCATCATCATCCTCAAGAAGAGGTGAGGGTGCATCGAACTCAGATTTATCATAGTTACGATATCCCTCTACGTGACGAATCTTCATCTTGAAGTTAGCACCCTCCCAAAGATCGAAAGGATTCACCGCAGTTTCATCCTGGAAAGTAGGATTCATCTGCTCATTAATCTTATCAAAGATTTTCTTGCCATACTTGTACAAGAAAACTTTACCTTCGTTCTGAGGGTTAGATGGGTCACTCACGATGTAGATATTTGAGATGTAAGTGAGGCGACGCTTTTGTTTCCGCACGATATCTTTATCGCTTTCGTTACCAGAGTTCCAGAGCTTTGAGTTGTACTCACCGACTGGGTCTTGCTGACCAATCGTAGTCAGAGAGTTCTCAATGTACCAGCCTCCTGGACCTTGAAAGCCATGGTTCCAGATACGCACGAAAGGAACATCCTCGCCTTGCGGTGCAGGTAGGAAGCGAATGACAGCATAGCCATTGCCAGCTTTATCGGTCTCTGGCTTCCAGTACCGATCGTCTTCGTTTCTATTCTGCTGATTATTGCTAGAAAGTTTTTCGACCTCTTTAGTGAGCTTGTCGAAAGAAGTGGTGCGCTCCCGCTTGAGCGCGGCAAATGTATCGTTCATTTGTATTCTCCGTATATTCGTTGTATAATCGTCTTATCCACATAACACATGATATCGTGTTATTTAGTAAAATTTGTCGGACTCTGTCAGAAGTTCGGCATATTTTTTCTCTTCTGAGACTTGTACCTTTTCTCTTAGTTGTGACACCTCCATCTTTAGCCTATTGTTTTCTTCTCTCAGCTGGCGAAGCTCGCCCGCAAAAGATTCTACTTCAAGATTCATGAAACACCTCCTTCATTATTCCTTCTATTTTATTAGTATCCAATCTAAGAAAGCTATCATACTTTTTCAACCTCTTAGATATATCTGGCCAAATAAACTGTTCCTCTATCTTTTTATCCCACATGGGTATATATTTTAGAACACGATTCGTAGCCAACATAGATTCTATACTCAACTTGTTCGCCAGATAAAGCTGTAGAACCTTTGGGTGTTGATTTGATTCTACACGCCATAAGCTGGCAGGGTTATCAGAGATATCCCGCAAACTGATCATTTCGTTTTTGAACTCATAGCCAAAAGATTCAATTTTACGTTTCCAAGCTGCATATGTTTTTTCAGACTTGAGCGAGGAAAGATCACCAATCCATCTCGAAGTAGAATCTTCAACAAAGTTCGCAACAAAGTAATCAGTCAACTCTTCATCAGAGTAACGACGCTCGATTCTACGAAAGAATATGACATCCTTTCTTTTTTCGAAAGAGCTAGCAGAAGCAGACCTTGACTTGCCGCCATATTTAAAATAATCGTAATCTGTTGTAAAGTGTAGTTTTATCGCGAGATATTTCTGATAGGATCTCAACCCTTCCATCTATACAGGCAACCTTGCACCTTTCTTTTTTAACATGTTCAAATTAGTCGCTTCATTGCGAAGAATCTTTTTTGTTTTCATATTGAGCATTCGCGGAACACTTTCAATTTCTAATCCGGTTCTTTCGCAAATATCAACGATCGCATCGAGATAAGTGACATTGTCTTGGGTAACTTTTTCCTCAAGCAGTTCCCTGAATTTAACAGGTGTGATGATATCAAGCTCCTTCGCAATATCCATTTCTATGCTGCGCCTCCTACGTTCTGTCGTTGTATATCTTCGCTGAGGAGTTCTGGATAGTATATCTCGAAAGCTACACAATCTTGCGTGCAAACAAAGTAGTGATATTCGTTTGGTCTTACTGTTGTGAACTGTCCTTGTCCTAAGACTGTGACGTCCGTCAACTCGTAATCGTTCTTTATGACGTGAATCTCTAATTCGCCTGTCTCGACATAGAAACCATTCCATTTGTAAGAGTGCTTGTGTGTCGAGCATCGATACCCAGCCTGAACCGAGATCCTGTGGAACTCTACTACTGGGTTTTGTAGTATTGCCTCTGTTTGACCCCATACCTTTCCTGCCTTCACGACCATCCATAAACTCCTTTTGTATTTATCACATTATAACTCACAGATCACTTTTTGTAAAGGGATAACCATTCCTCATATGACTTTGGTATTTCGATTGTATGATCAATACCGTCGAAACCAGCTTGCTCGAACAGCGGAACCTTTCCGGTTCGGTAAAGATAAGTGTCACGAAACTTCTTTTCTATCTGGCTACATTTGAAGTTCATATATTCATCCCAATCATCCACTAAACATTCTCCATTGATCTGGTGAAAAATTACCGTGAGTCTTATCTGTTCTGAAAGAATCAGAAAATGTTAGGATGATATCGCCCACAATAGAAACTCTGTACTGCATGAACTGGTCGGGGTTGTAAATTTTTTCAATATTTGGAGAATAATCTCTTTCACCAACACCATGGCTGAGTGCTGCAGGAAAAATCAATAATTCACCCTCGGTCGGAACAAGCCCCCAACTCATTGAGTTATCGATATCCCACTTTGTTACTCCATAGGTTTCACAAAACCCACTTGTGAACTCTGGTTTGTTTTCGGTGTAGAACCGTATTTCTTTATCATGATCATTTGGAATATTACAATAATATACGAACGAGAGATCAGAATCTCTATGATGGTGTGGACCGCAAGCTGTGTTCATGACGTTGAAATAACTCTTCGTGATATAAACATTCACTTTGCTAGGATCAACGTGTTGTTGCTCTATGCACTTTCTAACGCACTGAGAGATATAAAAATAGAACTCAATTAGTTTTTCATTTTGGTGCAAAAATGGATTGGTGACTTCGTTCGCTTTTCCATCAACGACAGAGTTCATGCAGTCTTCACGAACTATTCGTTTCACCATTTCGTTCTTATCATAATTAAACTCATATACAATCGTAGGAAAGAGCCTATGAGTTTTCACTATACCATCTCGCATATAATTCGTGATCTACATCTACAATACATTTGAAAACTATGACAGTTCTCAGCCTCATACATTTTTTAGAAAGAGGCATCGCTTTATGTAATGTTTTCGCTGGGAATGCTAGCACTCTATTGAACTTATATCTACAATATTTTATACAGTCACCATCCTCTGTAAATAGACCAGTGCCGCCCTCCCACTCGGGATCCCAATCTTGACATGGGTAATATATTGCAGTGACATCACCGTCATCTTTGTGTATACCTCCATCCAGTCCATATGTATGTGCGTTTGCATATGCACGAGTGGGTCGGAAGGATTGCTTGTAAACTTTTTCAAGCTGTTCGTTTATATTGTTCCACAACACTTTTATGTCGGGTTCTTCATCCATTCTATTTTCTAATACCTCTGACATGTTTCTTTGATCTTGCCAGATAGAGCGATGCCAATGCCACTGATGTGGGTCGTTTTTACCCGAAGAACTCCAGTTTGATCTCCACTCTTTATCATCGTGAAATCGATTCGAAAGTGTTACAGCATCATCATTTGCTAGAACACCATCGTGGAAGAACATAACCTCATCAAACATTTTGTGTCATTTTATTTGCCTCAAGAATGGTGTATAGATCCTCTGCGTCAGGATCCTCCCAATTAAATTTAGTTCTATCCAAAGCGCAAAATTTCCAAGCGAGAAGCTCAGCTCTCTTTCCAATTAAATCACGCACAGCCTCTCTATCATTGGTAGTTTCGTGTGTGAAATATTTTGTTCCATATATGCTGTGAAATAAACCAGCGAAACATACGTCTTCATCATGTTCTTCTAGAACGAGATGATCATATGTCTTTGATAGATGCTCAAGAAGGGTTCCTCTTCCGTGCGGGATCTTATCGGCTCCCAGTTCTTTTAGATGTCTCAAGCAGGTTTCTAATTTCATTTTTCTTTAGATTCTCGCAATCGTTTTTTTTCCAGGCTAATTTTTTCTTTCGCACTCATAATGTAAGCAGCACCTGCTAAAACTACAACAGCGACAGCCTCAGCTATTAGAACCCAAGGATCAGCATCTTTACTGTGTAGAATAATCAATCTACATAACGCTGTCATCGCAATGATAATCGGAAGTGTTACAGGTATTCTATGGCTGATATAATAAGCACCCACCATACCTACAATTTCTGTATAAATGAACAGCAAAAATAAGTCAGCAAGTTCTATGTTTTTATTTTCCCACATACCCAACACTTCGAGTGATGCGGCGACCACAGTCAGTCCACCTATTCCACCCAACATAATCTTTTCAGTTATAGTTGTGGTCCAATGTAGGTGCTGATTTAATTTATCGCGTTTCATCTTCTTGTTCTATAAAATATGTGTTGACCGATCTTAACAATACGATGATATCTTTTAGCCCAGTCTGGCGAAACGTAATCAGCATGATAATGTGTTGCGCCATCGGTGAAGTCATACACAACACCCTGTGCTACAGCAGATGCAACCATGTATGCAGTTTTCCAAAGATCTTCATTATATACCTTATCAGACTTACCATCACAGTACCAACTGAACTGGCATTTATGTTTGACAGGATAATATATTCTGTCGGAAGCGGGAATGTCTTTGAGCTTTCGAGTTTTCCACGACTCACGAACCGGACCTTCTTTTACCACATCGCAGTATGTGTT